TGTGCGAGGACCCGTCCTTGCCTATGATGGAGCCGTACACTCAGGCGAGTGCACATTCTCTCGCACCCCTGATTGGGCGTTCGGCATTCGCCCGTCAGGGGTCGGAGCCTCCTGCCTCTGCGCGCGCACCGTCTCTACCACCGCCTCCAGCGTCCCCCGTGCCAGCGGACGGGGTTCGGCATCGGCTACCGCAAGGGTCACCACGGCATCGTACTCTTCCGGCGCCAGCTGGCGCCATTCGTAGCGCGCCTGCACCAGGTAGTGCCAGCTATCTCCGAGAAGTACGTGCATGAGCACCTGCCCGGCACGCATCGTCGCCCGCATCATAGCAATGTGCAGCTGCTGGCTCGCCTCCTCACTGCCCAGATCGCCCACGTTGGCGATGGCCTGGTGCACCTCGCAGGTGCCCTGAAGCTTGAGTAACTCCGCCAGCGTGGCAACATCGCTCATGTCTATCCCTCCGCTGCCGTCGCAGTGTCGGCGTCCTGTCCGTCCTGGGCCAGCTTCTGAAACGCCGCGATCGCCTGCGCCGTACTCCTGGCTGTGCGCATTTCTTCTTGCTGGCCGCGCTGCTGCACGCGGTGTTGCTCGCCAGCTTCGAGCATCGCCTGCGTCTCAGGACCCGGCCCTTGCGGCTGCTGCGGCGGTGCGTTCGCAGCAGCCTGCATCTGGGCCTGCGCCGCGGCCTCCTGCATCTTGGCCTGCTTCAGTTGCTGTTCCTGCATGAATTGCTGCAGCATGACCTGCGTAAAGCGCAGCTGGGTTTCTAAGTGCGCGATGGCCGGCGGGTATATCTGATTAAAGTTTTTCTGACCGTTGATTTCCCACATGCGCTTGAGGAGGAGACGCGCGCCTATGGGGTAGCGTTCGATGAGGAGCGGGAGCATTTGCCCACCGAGTTGCATGACCACCTGCCTGTCAAATGGCAACTCAGGATTTAACGTCAACCGCAGCACGTAGGACCCGGCAAGGTCTTCCTTCGTCACCTCTTCTTCCAGCATTACGTCTTGTTCTGGCTCTAAGAGGCTTTCAGCGCCAGGTGGCAGGGGAGGCATCCCAGGACCCGCCATGCCGTTCGCTCCCGGTCCCTGCCCCGCCCCGCCCAGCTCCATGCCTGCCATGCCGAGCCCTGCGACAGCGCTTCCAGACCCGCCCTGCCCCGCCTGCGCCCCATTCATACCACTGCCAGCGCCATCGGGCAAGCGACCAGACATCCCAAAAGGATCAGCTTCGTTGAACAACGGCCCATGCGCCGGCAGCGCGCGAGGCGCCTGACGCGGACGCACGGCTTTCAGCGGCACGCGCAAGCCTGAGGGAATAAAAAATTGCCAAAGTCGCCAATGAAAATCCAGCGGCGCACTATATTGTGCGCCTAAATGCTCGACCAGATCGCTAAACGCCTCCCGGCTTTGCTGCAGCAAAAGCATCGTTCCACCCATGGTGCGCGGGGCATTGGGCCTGGTGGGTTGGCGTCCCAGAGAGATATCAGAGACGTGCAGGTCCGCTTCAATTTCCGCGCCCCAGCCCTGCATCTGCTCCATAAAATGACGGTTCAGCGAGGCGCGCGGGGAGAAGGTGACGCCGCCGACATCATTCACCGGGACACCCTGGCCCGGCATGACTTGCCGGAGATCCGGGATTTCGCCGGTGAGCATGGCGTTGTAGAAGTAAAACGGCAGGATACTCACGTCGCCGTAGTTAATGGTTTGCTCAGCCAATCTGTTGAGCATGTCCTGCGGGGTTCTGGAGCGCTCGGGGACCGCCATACCGCGGAGCTGGCGCGGTTGCGGCCACACCATCACCGAGAAAAACGGGCGGGTGGGGATGGGCTGGTTCGGGAACAAATCGGTGAGAGAGAGCACGCGGCCTAAGCAGTCGTCGTCGTCCACATCGGGATACCACGACACCACCAGGTCCTCTTCCGGGTCCTGGTCCGGGTCGTCGAGCACAAAGCGCTCGTACATTTCGACCACTTTGTATTCCTCGGCGGGCTCGGGGACTTGATGCCCCTCGCGCTCGGCTTCGGTGCGCTCGCGCTCTGTCAGCGTGCGGGTGACTGGCTTGAGCGTGTCCCGGTCCGGGACCCGGAAGCCCTGCCGGCGCTTGCGCACCAGATCGTCCCAGCGGACCCAGAGTTCCTGGCCAAAATACTCCGCGTTCGGGTACTGACAGCCGGTGGCCCCGGGGGGAATAATCAGCGTGCCCTCGTCGACGTTGTCGATCCGTATCATCGTATCGGGCACCGCGTCATTCCAGGGCAGGCGCCACGGATACACCTTGAGGTAGCCGGTCGAGTCCAGGAGGGCGTCAAACAGGGCCATCTTGCCGATGTGCATCCAGCCGCCCTGGTCCGCGTCGTTGATGGCGTGCCGCAGCGTCCAGCGCTCCAACTGCGTGACGCGCTGGTAGCGCTCCAGGGCCGGCTCGTTGAGGGGGTCGAGGTCGAGAGACTCAAATCCAGGGAAGATGGCGCGCCAGAGGTCGCCGTGAATCTTCTCCATGGTCCGGCGCGTGTGACTCGTAAACAGCCGGGGCGCGCCCGGCCAGGGCCCCGCGGGGCGCAGCGTCCAGTCCGCCAGATACCGCCGGTAGTGATCATCATGGCGCGTCGGCCAGTCCCCACGCCCGGCCAGGCCTTTGTCGTAGTGGTCGCGTAGCTGCTTGACCAGGCGCGTGCGCTGGCGCCGGTTCAAGCGTATGGAAGTGAGTTCGCCCGCGTCAGAAATCGGCATAGTCAGGCATCCTATGGCGCGTAAGCACAGGTACAGAGGCCAGCCGCCTGCGCCAGATCACGTTCGTGCAACAAATCACACATCGCGGCTTCCCCGTTCAGAGCGATGAGCAGCATACGCTCTTTGTGGCACGCCGGACACACCCCATGCGGACGCCAGACCAGTTGCATACGGTCACGCCAGCTATCGCCTGGACGCTGCGAAAAGACCCAGCCGGTTTCCTGCACGGCGTGCACGGCCTGTCCGGTACGCGCATCGAGGCAGGAGACGTCCGGGGGCATGTCCACCGCTGTGGGCGCAGGCACGGGCCCTGACGCCGGCAGCGCTGGCTCCGGTTCTGGCGCATGCTCGGGCGGACGCCGCGTGCGTCGTTTCCGTGGGGGCATCCGTCCTCCTAGCCTGGTCCGTTGCCGTAACTGGCGCCCATGAGGGACGACGGCGGCGGCACCGGGTTGGCCATACACGCGTCCGGCATGGGCTGACCGAGATACTGGATACGCTGCGCCACGTTGACCGCATGCTGCGCGAGCGTCGCCAGCAGCGCGAACAGGGTCGGATCGTCCGCCCACTCGCAGACATACTCACAGGTCGCCATGACGGCGTTCACCAGCGTTTCGCGGGACGTCGAATCCAGATGCTCAGACATGATGCGCCTCCAGACGCAGATACTCCACCGCCGCAGCGGGCTCTGCCTCTGCAAATGCCGCCTTGTGGACCTCACACATGCGGCTATAGCCGGGATTGGTCGTATTGCGCACCTCCCAGGTGGCCTGGTTCGGACACGGCACTCCCACGCGCCAGAGTGCCCAGCACGTCGGCTGTGCCGCAACCTTCTGTTCATCGTCAGAGGTAAGGACACGCACCTGATGCATGTCAAGCTCCAGTCCCATGCACCACCCTGAGGCGGTGATCGCGGTTCATCTGCGAGACCTTGCGGCGCCACTTTTCCGTCGCAGACAGGGTCAACTCCCGGCGCGTCAGCATGGCGCAGCCGTAGGCAAAGGCTTCCCCGACGTCACTGTTGCCAGTGAGAAAGACGTACCCATTTCTCCGTGCCACCCACGTGCTGTGCGTTGTCTGTGGACACCAGACGAACGGAAGCGTCTCGTGTGTCACCTGCAAATCACGCACAAACGTCTTGCGCTTGTTCCGATGCAACGTCAGTCGCCACCCCTCACGGTTCTGGGCCTTCCGCAGCGTCGCACAACATCCAGCAAGCGTGGCAAGCAATTGCAAGCAGTCAATACTCGCATGGCTTTTTTGCCAAATACGTGGCACTCCTCCCCGCTGCCAGAAATCCTCAGCGCCTCCTTCCATCGCACAATCCGGCACAGGACCATGGCTGCTACGTGCCCATTCCCCATCGCCACGCACAAACTCATAGAGAAACATCCAGCGCTGGCGTGACGTTAAAGCAAAACAAAACGCTGGAGTTAACACTTTGTCAGGAAACAACGCCCGCACTGCATGGCCTATCGCAGCAGGAAAGACCCAATCGTATTGCGTACCGTCTTTGTTCTTTCTGTAACGCTTCGCCCCAAAACGCTCTCCAAGCCGATCAATAAAATCACAATACACAGGATTGTGCGTCGCACTTTGTGACAGACGAAACCCTGCATAGGTTGTTTCATAATACCCTTCTGACAACACCCAGGCACACAATCGAACAAATTCATCGGTATACACCGATTCTTCATGCGTAGGAAATTCTGCTGATCGCACCACATAGTCATTCATTAACAGCTGTTCTACTGGCTTTAAAAAAGGAGACGCATACCTTAAAACACCTTGTGACATCTGATTACATGTTACCAATGCTTTATGATTTGGTGTCACAATCATATCAAGAGCGTTGTTCTTAAAATGCACAACACGCGACGACTCTTCATACGAAAACACTTTCTCAATAATGCTATCTGTCAGCACCCCTGCATCAAGATCATAGGCAATACAGGCGTCGCCAGGGCTAATCGCGTCAAACGTTTTCCATCCATCGCTCGTCAACATTTCTGTGTGCGCATCGACGCACGCCTGACTTTTCACCCAACGATCCTTTATCACACGACCTGTGGGGTCTCGACCATAATGCCACCCGCCTTGTAGGGCAGAAATTAATACTTTACTATGTCTTCTATCAATTCTAACCCATGGACGACCATTATGATAGCGATTGAGCACGTCGTGCATCGGCAAGCGCCGGTCTTCGATGGAGACCGGACCCGGCACCCACTGCTCCCCGCCCATCAGATCGATAATCACCCGCGCGGCGCTCATGGCCGAGTCGCTCTGGTCTTCGTTCGTGGTGTTCGGGTCGCCAGTATGGATAAACGTCACCTCATCCGGGACGTAGAGCGCCAGCCAGGGCCGGATGGTCTTTTCGATGAGCTGCTTCACCCCCATGTTGACGCCCTGAAATGCCGCGATAATATCACAAAATCCGCCCGGGCGAACGCGCCACAGAATACAGGCCGGCGAGTGCTTCGGGTCCCACGACGTAATCAAGCGCTCGCCGCGCTGCACCGGGGGGACCGCGTCCACCAGGTGTTCATCGCGGAAATTGGACGCCACCGGCTCGCCAATTTTGACGTTGCCGACTTTGCCCTCGACCAGGCGGGCGACCAGGTCGGCACGTCCCAGGGCCAGGAGCATGTCTCTGTTACGCTCTCGATAGCCGGGGGTTTTGATATCTAGGTGGTAATTTTCGCCCTTGGGGATAATAAACACTTCGGACTGCGCCCGGATGCGCTCAATCGCCTCCTGGCGCTCGAGGTCCCAATCGGTCGGCTCGGCACCGGGGAGATTCCAGGTCTGCGCCGTCCAGTCGGAACCATCCGGGGGATTTTCGGCAATAATGACCAGCGGCTGGGCGCTTTTGCGCATACTGGTGACGGCGATCGCCAGCGCGTCGCCCGGAATCCCGCCTGAAATATCTGCAGCCGGGGCCGGCTCCTCCATCCACACGCCATCGCACTCAAACGACTGGAATTTCGAGTAATCGCGGGGGTTATCGCAGCCAAAGAAGAAAAATTCGACGACCGGATTCTGTTCAGGATGGAGCCGAATCTGGGCGTATTCAGGCTCCAGGTCTTTGCCGACCCAGAAGCTGGCGAGGCCTTCCGGGAACCATTCTTTGATCGTCGCAGCCGTGGTCAGACCTAAGTTGCGCCTGGTATCTCTGAGGGCGGCAAATTTGAGCGGCCAGCGCGCCGGATCTTGTTTCTGCGCGTGGGTCACGATGGTCATGAGGGAGCCAGAGGATTTGCCCTCGCCACGGCCCGAGACGAGCAGCCGAAAAATCGCTGGCGAGCGCATACAGCGGGCGATCGTCGGGGTGGGCGTGTAGATTTTGACCTGGCCTGGTGCATCCTGTATGGCGTCCATCGGCGGGCCCCCCAGAGACACGTATGTCCATAGGGGGATGGCATCAGGATACGTCAGGACTGATTCTCGCGCAACTTAGTCGTCGTCCAGGGCCTCCTGCCCCAGGCGCATGAACGCCTGCACCGCGGCTTCGGCGGCGGCACGCCGGGTCAGTCCATCCGGGTCGCCTTCGGTCGCACCGGGTACGTAGCACGAGCAGCGCCGCTCCAGGTGGGCGACGGAGCCGACCACCTGCCTGAGGGCACAGGCACGGTGCGCGCTGGGCCCGTTGGCGTACGTGTGGCGAGTGTCGGAGGGCAGCAGCACCTCATCACACCAGATGCAGTGGCTCTGTGTCACCGTGCGCCTCCTCGCCTGGCCGGGTGAGGGCCAGGTAGCGCGGTTTCCAGGGACCGTAGGAACAGGTCCGTTCGTTTTCCCGTGCGGCCTGCTGCGGCGTATATTTGGTGCGCTCCTGCACGCGCAGGCGGCGGTAGAAGTCCGCACGATCGACGGTGCAGAGGACGGTGTCGCCCTGGTACCGTCCCAGGAACAGGCACTGCCCGTCCTGCTCGACCCAGGCGTGGGCAAAGCGGCAGTTATCGTCCATGAGGCAGATGCCGTGCACCAGCAGGAGCTTTGCTGGGGGCACGTGCTCCTCGGTGAGGAGCTGCACGAGGATCTCCAGGGCATCGTCAAAGCAGTGCCCGGTGGGATGAATCAGTTGCTCAATCTGGCGGTCTCCCTCGAGGGGCTCGCGGACAGGGAACGCGTCCATGGCTAGCCCTCGCGGAGTTCAGGGTGCGCCAGGACATAAGCGCGCGTGCGGGCCAGATCCTGGTGTTCCTCAGGCGTCAGCGAGGCCAGGATGGCGTCGGTGCACACCTGGAGTTCGCCCATGAGCCCAAACGTCAGCAAGACCCCACAGCCCACACACAGGGTCAAATCGCCTGGCTGCGGGCCAGGCGTGGGCGCCGTGGCGCCGTGGCAGTTGAGCACCTTGTCGCACAACGGACAGCGCACCGCCGAAACCAGAAAATGTCGCACCTTCCTCCTCCCCGTGGTTACTGCCTGCGGTAGCCCTTGGCCTCCATACAGGACCGATGCAGGCGCTCTTTGGCCGAAACATTGATGGCCTGCACGTCGGACACCGGCGCCACACGACTGGCGTCCAGCTCGCAGGCGTAGTTGTCCCGCGCAAAGTCCTCTGGCGACACCCCAGGCTTGCTCCAATACGTCGTGCAGGCCGTGAAGCCCAGCAGGACCAGGGACCAGCGCAGGCGTCTCATCGTGTGTCCTCCCGCGCGGGCTGCATGGCCCTGATGCAGGAGACGCA